GGGCTTGTCCCTTGCCGCCGATGACACGTTGCGCAACCTCGCAACCGGCGAGATGATGCACGTCACGGCCATCTCGACGGACGCGGTGACGGTCGAACGGGCCGTTGGTGCTGTCGCGGCGGCGTCGTCCGCTTCGACCGCCCAACTGCTGCTTGTCGGTTCGGCGTACAAGCAGGGCGCGTCGTTCGGGACCAGCCGCATCGTGCAGCGCATCCTCGGATACAACTACTCGCAAATTCAGAGAGACCCGTTCAGCTTCACCGGGACGGAAACCGCCATCGAAGAGTACGGCGGACGGAACCCGATGAAGGAGCAGGTGAAGAAGCTGATCGAGCATAAGCAGTCGATCGAACAGACATGCTTCTGGGGTGCCCGTTCGTTCGACTCGACGAACAAGCGCGGATACTGCGGAGGCGCGTACGAGTTCATCTCGACGAACGTGAACAAGTCCGTCGGGACACTCGACAAGTCGACGTTCGACACGAACATCACTTCGGCGTTGCAGCACGGCAACATGGCGTCGAAGGCGTTGTTTGTGGCTCCGATCGTGGCGAAGGCCATGTCGGGGTTCCTCCGCGACAACTGGGTTCGCGCAACCCCCGACGAGACGAAGTGGGGAGTCCACGTCGACTCGTGGATCTCAGGGGCGTACGGGACGCCGATCCCGGTGTTCATCAAGCGGTACTGGAACAACTTCTCCACGTCCGCCGTGAACGGTCCTGGCGGGGCGGCGTTCCTGCTGGACATGGACTATGTCCGGTACGCACCGCTCCGCGACCGGGACACGCAGCTTCTGTTGAAGCGGCAGGCTCCCGGAGACGACGTCGACTCGCGCGAGTATCTCACCGAGCACTCGCTCGAGTTCATGCAGGAAAGCACGCACGCCCTGTGGACAGGCATCACGGGGTAGAGCAGCACAGTGGGAGGGGTTGGCTTCGGCTGGCCCCTCCCGCCACCAACAATCAGGAGGTACACAATGCGGTTCGTCTCCATCAACCCCAAGCTCGGACTTGGGACGGTGGTGAAGGAGAAGTTTGTCCTCGCTCTCGACGGCCAACGCGACCAGACTCAGGATTCGGTGAGCGTCCAGTTCTCGCAGGAATACCTCACCCAGGACGACATCAACTTCGCTCTCCACTTCTTCCCCGAAAACAGGTTCACAGGCCGCTATCTCGAGGCTGATTCGGTCACTTTGGAGCCGCTCGCGCAGAGGATCGGCGTATTCGACACCGTCGAAGAGCAGGCCCGGCAGGGCTGGGACGACGCCACGACGGCGAAGGTTGAGCAGTACCTTCTCGCGAAGCCGAACTACGGGCAGGATTTCGTCCAGGCCGGCAAGGTCGAGGCTGTCGCGGGTATCCCGTGGGCGTCGTACGACACGACCCACCATTTCAAGATTCCTGGACTCGCAGCCGAGCTTGGCCTGCTGCATGAGGCGCTCGCATGGGAGCAGGCGAACAAGAACCGTGACAGTGTCATCTCGGGGTTGGAGGAGAAGCTCGCGATCCCGGCCGACGCTGTCCAGGGAGAGGTTGTCGCTGCGTAGCGAGGAGTTTGTCCCGCCGGAGCCGAAGGCGACATGGTGGCGGCAGGAGTCGACCGGCACCTACTTTTGGCGGTGCCTTATGCCTGCCCGTCGCCTGCCCGGACAGGTGCTCGCGATGAAAGGGTCAGACCTCGCCGAGAACAATGACGGAGACATCGTCTATCCGCGTCAGCAAGGGGCGGCTATCTGGCAGTTTCCCGGCAACGCGACTACGGGGACGATCATGGCGGGGATGCAGGATGACGGTATCCGTGTGCTGGTCGAAGTGGACGACTCCTACCTTCACCTTCCCGACGTTGCGTTAGGTGCAGGCTGGCAGGCCGAACTTGACACCGACGGCAGCACTGACCGTTTCAGCCTCGCCGCCCACGAGAAGTTGTGCCGGTTCGCGGACGGAATCATTGTCGCCACTCCTGACCTTGCAGACCTTTACAGCCAGGTCAACCCGAACGTGTACGTGTGCCCGAACCAGGTTGAACCTTCCGACTGGCTCGCCTCACAGAAACAAGATGACGGTGTTTTGCGGATCGGGTGGGGCGGCTCGCATTCCCATCTCATAGACGCTCCGCTCGTCCATAAGGCTTTCAAGTGGGCGGCAGCGCAACCGAACGTCGAAGTGTGGGTGTTCGGTATCGGTGACATCTACGAGTTCACGCGCGGCGTGAAGAAGGTTCCGTGGACGGACGACCAGGCAACGTACCGTGCTAACCAGTCCCGGTGCGATGTGATGGTGTGCCCACTCATCGAGACGGAATGGTCGCAGTACAAGTCGGATCTGAAAGCGTTAGAGGCGGCGATGTCGGGTGCGTGGCCGATCGTCAGTACCGCGAGCCCGTACAAGCCGTGGCATGACCGTACCCTCACTTGTACGACCGCGAAAGACTGGCAGGACGCGATCCGGTGGGCGGTCCGCCATCGCGACGAGATCCCCGCTCTCGCAGCCGATGCGCGCGACTACGTCCTGTCTGAGCGGACGATCGAGAAGAACATTCATCTTTGGCTGGAAGCTATTACGGGTTGACAACTACGAGCAAGGAGAGTTCTTTGGATGCGAAAGAGCAGGTGAAGCAGCTTCACGCCCAGTTGGAGCAGAAACAGAACGACATCAACAACCATCTCGAGCGCATCCAGACGCTCGGGGCTTTCCAGTCCGAGGCGTTGAACGGTCGCGAAAAGATCGCCAGCCTCGAGGCGCAGGTCGAGGATCTGGAACGGCAGGTGGCGCAGGCTGCACGGCAGGCGTCGGATGCTCAGTCGGCTGCGAGCGCGGCGGGTAACGCTTCGGGCGCGAACTCGAAGAAGTTGGCTGCTGCCGAGGATCTCGCGAAAGCGATCAAGGTTCTTCTCGGCGCGTAGTGGGATTGTCGAAAGTCCTGGTGGCGGGACTTCCCGTCGTTTACACCGGCAAGAAGGCCGTGACGACGGCGGGGACCAGGGTCGCGCTCGCGTCCGCGCAGCCCATCACGTCCGTCACCGTCAAAGCTCTCGCCGGGAACACGGGGACGATCTATGTCGGTGGCAGTAACGTCGCGTCCGCGAACGGGTTCCAGTTGGCTAAGTCGGAGTCCGTCAGTCTCGACATTCTCGACCTCTCAACCGTCTGGATCGACTCGTCGGTTGACGGTGAAGGCGTCACCTACCTGGCGATCGGCTGATGACCAGGACTGGGGCGACTGGAGGCAGCGGCGGTGGTGTCCCGTCCGGTGCCGCTGGAGGTGTTCTCTCCGGCACCTTCCCGAACCCTGGATTCGCGGTCGACATGGCGACACAGGCCGAACTTGACGCGGCTGCTGCCGCCGCTCAGCCGCTCGACAGCGACCTCACCGCTATCGCCGCACTCGACTCGTCCACTTCGGGCGCGATAGCGTCGGACGGTGCGGGATGGGTCAAGAAGACGTACGCGCAGCTCAAAACCGCGCTCGCGCTCGTCAAAGCAGATGTTGGATTGGGCAGCGTCGACAACACCGCTGACACTGCGAAGCCTGTCTCTACCGCCCAGCAGGCAGCGATTGACGCGAAGGTCGAAGACACCATCACGGACGGCCACACGACCGTGGCCCCGTCAGGTAACGCCGTCTTTGACGCGCTCGCCCTAAAAGCTCCCCTGGCGTCACCGACGTTTACGGGGACGGTGACCGTGCCGACCCCGGTCAACGACACGGACGCATCCTCGAAGGCGTATGTGGATGCGACGGCGCAGGGGTTGTCGGTGAAACAGTCTGTCCGGCTCGCAACTGCAGCCGCTCTTCCTGCTGTGACGCTGGTCGGGTCGACGCTGGTCGCGGTCGGGCTCGGCGTTCTCACCATCGACGGGCAAGCCGTAGCACTCAACGACCGGGTCCTGGTGAAGGATCAGGTCGCGCAAGCACAGAACGGAATCTACAAATGCACGACCGCAGGTACGTCTCTTGTCGCGTTTGTGCTGACACGCGCGACGGACTCTGACTCGTCAGCGGAGATCGTCGGAGCGTTCGCGTTCGTGGAGGAAGGCACCGCGAACAGCGACTCGGGGTTCGTCAACACCAACACCGGCACCATCACCATCGGAACCACAGCGATCACCTATACGCAGTTCTCCGGTGCGGGCGAGATCACCGCCGGGGCGGGACTGTCGAAGTCCGGCAACACTCTGAGCGCAATCGATGTCGGGACTGTCGCTCACGGCCTTACGGCCAAGACCACTCCGGTTGATGCTGACGAGGTCGCGATTTCTGACAGTGCAGCCTCGAACATTGGGAAGAGGCTGTCGTTCGCGAATCTGAAGGCGTACCTCAAAACCTATTTCGACACGCTGTATCTCAGCCAGGTCCCGACCCGGTCGTTGTTTGTTCCTGCGTACAAGGCGTCCGACATGGACGGCGGAACAGTCGTGCAGCTCGGCTCTGTTCCCGACTCGATAAGTGTCGTCCAGCTTGCTGACGCGGCCACGCAGGGATTCTACGCCTTGTTTAGCGCCGCCCCGAAAGACGCTTTAGCGAATCAACCTCTAAACATCCGCATTGTCTGGAGTCCAGGATCAACGGATGCCTCATCCCATACGGTGCGATGGTCAGTTGACGAACGCAACATCACGTCAGGCTCAACTGTCGCAGGCGCGGGAACGACGACAGCGTGGACAGGTGATTCAGCGGCACGGACAGCGGGAGTTGCAGTGATCGAATCGGCCCACCAGATCAACGCGACGCTCTCAGCGGACTTCCTCATCCGAATCAACATTCGACGGGTAGGAGCGGACGCGGCAGACACCTATGTTGGTGCCGTGAACGTCATCGGATTCTTCCTCGACTACACGGCGGTCGGATAATGGACATGCGTCCCGCCCTCCCCGTCGACGTGGCCGAAGACCTGACCCGTGTCCGGGTTGACACCAGGACCGGGACCCGGTATCAGGAACTCGAACTTGTCTACACCGAATACGACATCGGCCGCATACGGGAGGGGTACTGTTGCATCGAGTGTGGCGAGGCGCAGTCGTCGGGGCCGTTCCCGATGTCGTGTAGCGCGTGCGGGTTTCCGATGCGGACGGAACAGTCCCGCCAGTTCGCAGTCCAGTTCGACGGTGTGACGACGATCGGTCCGTCCCGGACGCTCGCAGAGTTGCGCGCAGAGGATGACGAGGTGAAAGAGAAAGCCCGTCGCGCACAAGAGCCGAAACCGACCGACAAGATTTGGTTGCCGTCATAGATGGGCCGTCACGCCGGAACTTCGAGCTTCCATAACGGTTCTCCCACGCACAGGACTCGGAAGGCACGCAAAGCTCGCGGTAAGAAGAAACAGTCCCGCGAAGACAAACGGAGTCAGTGAGTCGTAGCCACCACCATCGCCAACAAGACCAGCCCAGCCAACGCCGCCGGAACACCAGTCGATCAGAAGACTGCGGCAGGGTGGACGGTGATCGCCGGTAAAACGAGCCCAGGCAACGCGGCCGGGACTCCTGTCATGCAGAAGACGCTGGCCGGATGGACGAATGTGAGCGCACACTAAATGCCACTCACACTCACCCCGGTCGCGGCGTCTCCTCCCGCCGTTGTGTGCTCGGAAAAGTTGTCGTGCTCTAGCATCCTCGCCTGCACCGACATGGGATTGGGCCTGGGAGTCACAACGCCTGGGACGCTCACGCTGGAGGCTGCCTGATGCCATACGACAAGACCAACTGGGTTGAGGGCTCAACGAAGCTCGGCCCGACCAACCTGAACCACATCGAGGACGGAATCGGGGCGGCTCCGTACGGGCCGGACGCCGCCACAGGCACTGTCCCAGTCGGGGACGGGGCGGGAGGCTGGATCTATAAGACGTACGCGCAATTGAAGACCGCGCTCGGACTCACGTCGTCGGATGTGGGTTTGGGGAACGTAACGAACGACGCCCAACTGAAGGCGTCTCAGCTTGACACGGACGGGACGCTCGCCGCGAACAGCGACACCAAGGTCGCTTCACAGAAGGCCACGAAAACGTATGTGGACGCGGGCAGGGTTGGCGTGTTCAACGTCACCGCGTACGGGGCCGACCCGACCGGGGTCGCGTCATCGGTCGCGGCGTTCAACAATGCGTGGGCGGCTCTTGTCGCGTATGTTGGGAACCCTGCTACGTCCGGGGCGAAACTGTACGTCCCTCCCGGCAGTTACCTCCTGGACGGGCTTGTCACGTGGCAGATCGCCAGGGACGTGTTCGAGCAGATCGAGATCAGCGGGTACGGGGCGACATGCCACATGACGACATCTAGCTCCGGCATCATCGTTTCGAACAACGGGTTTCGGTGGCGGTACATGCTCGCGCACGGACTTCAGTGCAAGATCGACCACAACAGTGCGTTCGGGTTCCGGTTCTGGGACAACAACATCGCTAGCGGGTATCTCGCCTTCTTCGTGGTTCGCATGTTGGAGGTGATGCAGGGGACCGCGACCGCTCCGACATGCCACGGGATCGAGTTCTACAACCAGGCGACCGCGAACACGATCTACCAGGGAGTCTGCGACGACTGCACCGCGTCAATGCCGACAAACATCACAGGAATCGGCATTTACGCCCACCAGGGGAGCGGGTCTGCTGGCATCTCGTCGTTCGAGGTGAAAAACCCGAACACCGTCAGCTGTCTGATCGGCGTGCAGCTAGGCGATTCAGGCAAGGCTATCCCCGGCGGACGTGTTATCGGGGGTACGTGTCTTGGCGCGTACAACGAGAACGTCCGCATGTATGTCCTCAGCGGCAAGCTTGACTGCACCCACTGTGAGGGAGCCTGGGGGACCGCGCCGACTGGTTCGCGCGGAGCCGAGATTTACCTTGAAGGCCACGCCACGATCATCGAACCCGACCTCGTCGTCAATAGCGCCGTCAACGTCACCAGCGGAAGCCCGACAGCAGGACAAGGGACGTGCGGTATCTCTGTGTTTCAATCTTCAGGCGGACCGACGACCATCATCGGACGGCACGGACGCGTAATCCCGGCGATCACCGGGGCCGCAGACAACGGGGCAGGGCTCATCCGGATCACGTGTGTGGGTCACGGGTACGCCACGAATAACCGGATCGTCGTGGACAAAGTCGGCGGCGTCCCCGAGGCGAACGAACAGTGGCTCATCACCGTCATCGACGCAGACCATTTCGACTTGCAAGGCTCAGCGTTCGTCGCGACTAGCTCGTACACGTCGGGCGGTATAGCGCGAAGATGCACTGTCCGCATCCTCGCCGCCTCGACTGCTGCCGGCGCGTGCGTAAACATCGTGAACATTCCGTCTAAAGAGATCGACTATTCACTCGTCACGACGGCGGGACAGCCGACGTTCAGTTGTTTCCAGCCGCAAACCGTGAACACTCCAACTTATCCTGCCACTGCCTCCGGGATTGTCACGGCCGACCTTGATCTTGGCTCCGTGCAGTTCATCACGGTCACAGACAGCAACAACTTCACCGTGAACCCGACAAACAGTCATCCCGGTGCGTGCTGCACTCTCGTCATTTTCAACAACAGCGGAGGAGCGATGGGGACTGTGACGCTCGCAGCCGCGTTCCAAAAAGTCACCGCCGTAACCTCTCCCGCCAGCACGAAGAAGCGGACGCTCGCGTTTGTCGGCGACACCGTGAGCGGGACGATCCTTATCGAGACGGGCCGCTCAACCGGAGACATCTAGTGAAACGGGGCCAGCTATAGCCACTCTCGCCACACTCGAAACAAATGTAGCCGGTGTTCTCGGACTCGACTTCGACAGCGCCACTCCTGCTGCGGGTGACGGGCCGCGCCTGCTTGGCTGGGCGAACGACGCCGTCACCGACATGCTGCGCCGAACCCACTGCTACATCGCCCCCGCCACGCTCACAATGACCCCGAACGTCGGGGACTACCGTCTCGACCCGTCCGTTATCGCGATAGACGACATCTACATGACCTCCAACGGTCAGAACAACCGGGTGTGGCGGAAGTCAACCACCGACCTTGTCAACCTGCGCGTCTTCCAAACGTCGTCGGGTGCTCCCGTCCAGTATTACGCGATGAGCGGCGCAGACCTGCTGATGGTGTACCCGGCCCCGACGCAGGCTGACACCATCACCGTCTACTACGTCCCCAAGCCCACAGCTCTCTCCGCCCCGACCGACGATCCTTCTACTGCGATCCTGGGCGGCATCCCGTCCGAATACCATTACGGCCTCGAGCTGTACATGATGTGGAAGGCCGGGGATGCGTTCGACGACGAAGGCTCACAGAACGGCGAAACGTACCGGCGCATGTATCTGGGCGATCCGAACTCTCCTCCGGGGACAGAACAGCGCGACGGATTCGTTGGCACGATGAAAAAGGACGTCCGAAAGAAAGGCGGGAAGCATCTCGGCGGGATAACGATCCCGCCGCGTAACCGGCGCGTCTACGTGCCCAACCCAGGTGTGGACGTGGGAAGCCGCTACTAGATGCCGCACCCGTATCCGCTTGTCAGCGTTTTCACGGAGGGGATGCGCCGCGACATCGACCGCGCCCAACTACCGGGCGGGTCGGTATGGAACCTTGTCGATTTCATCCCTGACGAGCTTTCCGCTGCCGCTTCAGGGCGGGGCGGATGGACGTACGCAGGCAACAGTCTCGCTGGCGCGACACGCATTCAGTCGTTGTCGTATGCGCCGTTTACGGCGGGCGGGAAGGTGCTTGCGATAGATCAGCAGCCGAAACTATGGGACGTCGCCGCCGCCACCAGCATTTCGGGGACTCCGACGATCCCGGCGGGTCCTCCCGCCTACCATCGCGGCAAACTCATCATCCCCAACAACGACGGCGTCACGCCTGTCACCTACTACGACGGAACCACGCTAGGAGCTCTACCGAACGTCGCGAGTAACGTGACCGCTGTTCTTACGGAGGGTGCTACGCCGTTCGCGGACGGAGACACCTGCACCGTCAACAACGTCACGTACCGGATCAAGACGACGATGGGGGCAGCGAACGACGTGCAACGCGGAGCGACCGGAGACCTGACATTGGACGCGCTCGTGAAAGCCGTAAACCAGACCGGAGTGTCCGGGACCGACTACTTCGCTGGCACTGCCGCCCCCGCCAACGTGACAGCCGCAGCGCGTTCAGGGACGGGCGCGACAGCAACAGTCACGTTCACCGGGACGGGCGGTGTCGCGTACCCGTCAACCACTACCGGCGCTCACTCCACGTTCGCCGCCACGTCGTTCGTGATTGTGTCGCCTCCCCCGCCTGCGAAGCTCGCGGCGACATATAAGGATCACGCGATCCTTGCGAACACTGCGGCGAACCCGAACCGGCTCTGGTTCAGCGCCGCCGGGGACCCGACAACGTGGGACACAAACTTCGGCTGGTGGGACACCACCGGAGACGTCGTCGCTGTAGGGACACTGCTGAACGCGATCCTGATCTTCCACCAGGACTCGGTGGAACGGCTGAGAGGGACGACGCCTCCGCCGGGGTCGGATATGACGTTGGAGCCGTTTCTCGGGTACGGCTGTTTGGACCCGTACTCGGTGGTGTCGTGGCGGAACCGGCTCGTGTTCTGCTCGTCGGGAGGCATCTACATGACGGACGGAGCGACCGACGTCGACCTCACTGCGAACGCGCAAATGAAGACGTACTGGCAGTCGCTTATGGCGGGGTATTCGTCGTCGTGGAGGATCAGCGCGGGCGTGTACCGCGACCATTACATCGTCTCCGTCAACAACGGCTCAACACTGGTTGATTGTTTGTGTGTGAATCTTGCGTCGCAGTCGATGTGGCGGCTCACGAATCTTCACGGGTCGGCGTTCGTGAACGTCACCTCGAGCTTGCAGGAGGAGTGCTACATGGGTTTGTGGAACGCGGGCCGGGTGGCGAAACTGTCCTCGCTGTGGTCTCCGTCCGCTTCGGTGAAAACCGATGGTGACGGCACGGTCCCTGCCCCGGTCATTGAGACTGGCGCGTTTCGCGGCTACGACAGGCTGCACCGAAGGTGGATTCAGTCGATGGGGAAACAGAAGTGGCGGTTCCTGTACATCGACTACGACCTCCGAGACGCCGCCACAGACAACCCGGTGGTGACGTTGTCGTATGCGACCACACCTACCGGGGCGTACACGAATGTGAGCGGCGGTGTGCTTCCTGAGACCACGGATTTTGACAGGAAACGGCGCAGCCTCAACCCGACTATTGGCGGGGCGGCGAGAAGCAACATGCTGTGTCTGAAAGCAGCTGTGATGGGGCCGTACGCGACGGCGAAGCTGTACACGCTCGAAGTGGACTACTCACCTATCGGAGTCGGACAACTTTGACGTTGCAAGCGCAGGTGGCCCGGATTCTGGCCGACCCGATCAACCTTCCCCCCGAGTTCCTCGACTACCTGTTGCAGTACGCAGCGTTGAACCCGATCCCGTCGGGAGCGGTGTCGTCGCCGATCATTAGCTCTACGGGACTGACCGGCGCTACGAAGTCTTCGCGGCTGGTGGGGTCTACCACTTCGGGGGCTCCGACGCAGGGTTCGTTCCAGAAGGGCGACCTGGTGATCGCACAGGACGGCCATGTGTGGGTGTGTACGTTGGCGGGTTCTCCCGGAACATGGGTTGACGCCTCAGTCGCACCGTTGCAGGCGGCGGCGGCTGTGACCTTTACTGGTGACGTTCATCTGACGACGGCTGGGAACACGATCGAACAGGGCGGCGTGTTGACGTTGAAAACACGGGTGGCTGACCCGGTTGTGGCTCCGACGATCTCGGTGGCGTACGGTGCGGGAAACATCAGCGTCAACGTGGCCGGATTCTGGTATGCGTTCGTCTGTTACACCTGGATCGACGGTAGCGGCCACGAATCCGCCCCATCCCCGGTCAGCAACGCGCTCCGCATCCCTCGCAACCCTCCCGACCCTTCCATCCAAGTATCCGTATCCGTCCCTGCGCTCCCTACCGGCGCGACCGGATTCCGTATTTACGCGATCGAACGTTCCGGTGCTACTCCTCCGGCTGCGTCGATACTGCTTCGTCAGGCCGCAACCACCTATGTGTCTTCGGAAACGGCAAGCCCGACCATGTGGAGCACTTACAACGGTGCAGGCTCGCCGCCGCCGGGAGCGTCCACGTTTCCTGTCGGGACAGCCGCCCTCATCGAAGACGCCAACGGTGACGCGCTCGTATCCGGTGACGGCGCAGTCATAGGCAAACCAGCCAAAATGCTGCTCACCTCTGGCAGCCCGTCGGGGACGGCGAGCGTGACCCCTGATCTTTCGCAGGGAAACTATTTCGCGTACACGTACAGTCTTGGCCCCGGCACTGTCACGGTGAACGCTCCTTCCAATCCGCCGACCGGAAGCCAGTCAGCAGCCGTGTTTCTTGATTTCAGAAACACCAGTGGAGGCGTTCTCACCTACGCATGGGACGGCATATATCTTGGCCCCGGCACAACCCTTCCCGCGACAACAGGGCCGGGAGCGAGTGTGCGGATGATGTTTGTCTGGAACGGCACCAACTGGATTCTCTACACCAAAAACTGAACCTGGAGTTAGACACCTGATGGCATCCTCTCCTTACTCTCAGCCAGCACCCGGACCCGGCAGTCCTCCGTATCTTCCGCCGCCGCCTGCCGGTCCGCACAACATTCCGGGCGACCCTGCGGAGCCGATGCCGCTGTCTGTCAACTACACGCCCGACTATCAGGCGCTTATCCAGCAGGACCCCGTCTTCCAGCAGTTGCAGCAGTACCTCAGTGCTCAGGGGATACAGGACGCCTCGCAACGGCAGGCCGCAACCCAGCAAGCCCTCATCCAGTTCGGAGAAGTACCAGACTTCTCGAGCCTCGCGTCGTCGCTCGGACTGTCACCGCAAGCAATCCAGATGTTGCAGCAGGATATCGACCCTGCCGCTGCCGCCCTCGCACGTCAGAACACCGCGTCCGGGCTGTCTACTGAGGCGCAACTTCAGCAGGGCCAGTCTCACGCGATCACAGCACTCAGGAACGCCCTCGCGGCCAGGGGTGCTCTCGGGTCCGGCGACAACGCGTACCGGACAAACCTTCAAGATCAGGCGTACGCGCAACAGCAGCAGCAAGCGTTGGCCAGTGTCCTGGCCGGCATCAACGGCTACCAGTCGCAGTACTTGAACGCGCAGACAAGCGAGCAGCAGCAGTATCAGCAGGGACTTCAGGCGGCGCTCGCGTTCGAGTCGAGCCTTCCCCAAAACCAGGGATTCCATTTGCAATACGACCCAAAAACAGGCACGTATAGGGATTCTTCCGGGTCGCAGTACGCGGTAACGATGAACGCGGATGGAACATGGACGCTGACGAACTCGTCGTCGGGGGCGGTGTACACGTTGAACGCGAACGGCCAACTCACCGCCGGAGCCCCAACCCCGCCTCCCGCACCGGTACCGCCGCCTCCTCCTGCACCTGTCCCTCCGCCGTACGACATGACCCATCCCGGCCACAACCCGTCCCCGCCTCCTCCTCTGCCGCCACCTCCTCCGCCTGGTGGTGGGCCGGGACTGCCGTCCGGTCAGGGCGGAGGAACGCCGCCACCACAGAATCCGCCGCCCGGCCCGGCACTGAACGCCCCGTTGGGCGCACCGCCAGCCCCTCTAGGTGACCCGTCGAGGGGCGCGTGGCCGTTCCCTGGCGGAAACCCGCTCACGCACGGAACGTGGCCTCTCGGACCCACTCTCGGGCCTCCGCCCGTGAAGCCCCCTATCCCGGCGATCTAGGAGTCTGACGGTATGGCACAAGCACCCGCAGGCCCGAGAGGGCCAACCCCGAAAGGACCAAAGAACAGGGGCAGTCAGGGAGGTCAGGGGGGGAGAGTGCGGGGGCCGAAGATCGCGCACGGCCTGGCGCGGGTCGCTAACCAGCAGATCCACGCGGCGGAACAGCCGATCCTTCACCAGCTCGCACAAGAACGCGCCGCGAACCTTGCGAAAGCGCAGGCACAGATGGGGTTCGCGAAAGCGGCGGCGGCGCTCATGCAGCAGGCCGCACCGAACGTCCAGTCCGGATACGCGAACGCCGCAGATGCGACCGCCGGGTACGCGAAAGGGCTAGGAGACATGGTCCAAGCCCCCCTCGCACAGAACCAGCAGGCACAGAACGCGTTCCTCACGAATATGGGAACCCCCCAGGGGGCGTTACAAGCGGCTCCCCCGGTTGGCGGGCTGGCGTACGGAACACAAGGCCTCATACCGGCTACGAGCCTCCAGAGGGAAGGGGCGGCGTTCGGTGCGGCAGCCCAGCTCGCTCCCGGCAACATGCTTCACCAGGGGCAGCAGGCGGCGGCAGGCATTCTCGGCAACGACCCAAACATTCAGTCGTTGCAGGCTGAGCTTGCGAAGATCGCGGCCACCCGCCCGGACGTGTACCGGCAGCTCGTCGCGCAAATGCAAGCCTCGAGGCAGGCGCAGCAGCGGATCGGGATCTCCGAACAGAACGTCCAGCTCCGCGCTCAGGCCCTTCAGGAGACGCATCAGTACCACCAGTTGTCAGTCCAGATGGCGCAGGAGCGCATCGGGCTGGCCCGTAGGAAGGACGCGCAGGCTGTGTGGTCGGCAATCCAGAAAGGCCACCGCCCGGACGCTTCCCTGTCGAAGGTGTACGGGTATGTCGTCGACTACAACGGCGATCCGATCCTGAACAAGCAGGGCCGGAGGATTCCGGTGAAGAAGTCGGGAGGATCGTCGGGAGGACTCCCGACCTTGCCGGGGGTGAAGCCAAACCCTAATGGGGCCGGTTCCTTCGGGGCCGGCATTGTCCCCTCCGCATACATCACAAGTCCGGCCGGTCGAAAGATCGTTGATCTGGCCCGCGAATATCTCGGCATCCCGTACGAGTGGGGCGGCGAATCTCCGAAAGGGTTCGACTGTTCCGGGATCGCGCAATACGTGTACGGCAAGGTTGGAATCCAGATTCCCCGGACGACGTACACGCAGTGGACGGCACCGAACGGCCACGCGGTCGGGAAACGGAACTTGCGGCCTGGCGATCTTGTGTTCTATAAGGGTTCAGACTCGATCGTCCAGAACGGCAAGGTGCTGCCAGGCCATGTCGGCATCTATATCGGCCACGGCAAGATCATCAATGCGTACGGGACCGGGTACGGCGTACGCATTGACAGCGTGTTCTCGCCTGCGATGGGCGGATACATGGGCGCGAGACGGTACCGCTAGGAGGCTGGAGTGGCGAACGATCCTTTCAAGACGCTAGCCAACATCGGCAAATCCGTCGAACATGCCGCCGCGAAAACCGGACGAAAAGCCGTCCTTGACCGGCATGTCCGTCAGCATGTCGCCCGTGTCCGGGCAGGCCAAGCGCCGCTCATTCCGGTTGAGCCGATCGGTGACCTGTCCCCGGCTGAACACAGGTATGTCCAGATTGAGACGCAGAAGAAGCTCGACCGGGCACGGGCGTCCAGGGTTGGGCCTCCCGGACTGCTCGGCCCGCACCTTCCAGCGTCCATGACGCCCGGCACGATCGCCTACCAGGAAGCCCACATCGTCAACTCGCCTGTTTCTGCGGCCACACGGGAACAGATGCGGTATGCGCGGACGCATTCGACGGTGCCGATGTATGGGCAGCCGGGATTCACCGGGTTGACACCGAAGGCTTCAAACTGGCTGGCCCGCGAGTCGGCTATTGACAAGCAGGACCTGAGCGACTTGCAGGCGATGGTGAATCCTCTCTCCGGCGAGAATCTCCACAACTGGAAAGAGATTTCGTGGCAGATGACGGGTATCCCCACGCTCGAGCATCCGGTGCGTAGCGGCCCGTTGGCGGACACGATCGCGTTGGCGGGGATTCTTCCGTTCGGGAAACTCGCAAAGGTGGCCGAACTCGGAGACGCGGCGAAGGCGGCGGAAGCGGCCGACAGGGTTGCGCCGGAGAGCCGTGTGAGTCGTGCCCTTGCAGGACGGGCCGCAAGGAAGGCGCTCGTCAGGGGTCCGAAACGGTCGGAGGAGCAGGCGCTCGCGCATGTCGCTGAACGTTCTCGGAAGGATGCGGCTCTGCTGGATATAGCGCGGGCTGAGGGGAAGATGGGCGGCCCGGTCAACGTGCTGAAACCGGGAGAAGTCACGGCGGAGACGGGCGGAAAGGTGGGCCAGATCGTCCGGCAGGGACTCAACCCTGATCTGAAAACAGGCGGACGGTTCGAGAAGGCTGGGGCGAAACTGGACGATCCGGCTCTGCTCAGGAAGGAGCAGAAGGCGTTGCGCGGCCCGGAACTGTCCCGCCGCGCCGCCGCTATCGAACGGGCGTCAGCTGACAAGTCGGGATTGGACAAGCTGGTCGCGGCTAAGACTGTTTTGAAGGGCGAACTTCCGAGCGTGGAGTATCGCGGCCTCGCCAAGTTGACGCCGGAACTACGAGACGAAGCTATCAACCACATTTTCGACCATCCGAGGATGCGGCCTTTCGAGAAAGTGAACGCCGCCGAAGCTCTCGACAAAGCTCTCAACGGCCACGTTCCGACGGTGGGCGAGCAGAAATTGTTGGAGCGTGCGTTCGGGAAGGAAGTGCCGGACGGTCTGATCGCGGAAGCGAAACGGAACGGGTGGGGTAACACCGTCAACGACGTGCTCGGCATCAGCAGGGCTCTGCGGTCGTCTCTGGACTTTTCGTTCCCGATGCGGCAGGGAGCGGTCGCGTTGGCGTACAACCCTAAAATCTGGCTGTCCACGTATTGGCCTGGAATGAAGCTGATGGGGTCGGAGAAGGGCTTCCAGGACGCCATGCGGTCCGTTGAGGACATGCCGACCCATGCGACGCTAGTGCATGGAGGTACGGCGTTCACCGACATCGGAGAGAACGCTGCGAAGGGATCGTCCAGCATCTACACGCGCGAGGAGGCGATGCCGTCGAACTATGCCGAACGTCTCCCTCTTATCGGCGGAAAGATTCGCGCCTCTGACCGTGGCTATGTCGGGGTCGGGAACCTTCAACGCGCACATCTAGGCGACTACATGCTCCACAACGCCGCCGAGAAGGGATACCACCTCACAGGCGAGTCAGGCGACAAGCTCGTGAAGGACATATCGGAAGTCGTGAACTCGCTGACCGGACGCGGCGACATGAAACTCCTCAAGAACCACACCGCCACCTTGAACGCCCTCCTGTTCTCGCCCAGGTTGCTCATGTCTAGGGTCAACTTCCTCAACCCGCTCTGGTACGCGCGCCTACATCCGTATGCACGAATGGAAGCGATGAAGGCCGGATCGCGGTTCTTCGGTGCGATCGGGCTGGCGCTACTCGCTATCGAACAGGCCGGAGGACACGTCAGCTTCGACCCCCGCAGTGCGGACTTCGGGAAGATCCGGCACGGAGACACCCGTATCGACCTCGGAGCAGGGTTCAACCAGCTTCTCCACCTGTACGGACAGTTCGCCACAATGCAACGCAAATCCACCACCACCGGACAGGTCACTGATCTGACGGCGGGCGGGTTCGGACAGTCCACGTTGTTCGATGTGGGGTTGCAGTTCCTCGAGAACAAGACGAACCCGGTGGCGTCTACCGCTATCACGGCGTTGAAAGGCAACCAGTTCGGCCAGCCCCTCGACTTCAATCCGAATCCGTTGGACACGAACAGTCTGGTGTCGAACCTGTGGGAGCCGATGTCGCCGCAGGACGCCCTCTCCACCTACCAGCAGACACACTCAGTCGCAGGCGGGATCGGGGCAGGACTTCTGTCGGGGTCGGGTGTGGGTGTTCAATCGTACAGCGCGCTAGCAGCAGCGAACTCTCCCGGCAAAGTCAAGTCCACCCTCGCGAAAGCACTGACAGGGCCGGACGGCCTCAACCAGCAGATGGACACGCTCAAAGTTGACCCGAAGTATCGGCCTTTGTATGTGAAAGCGACCCGGCTGGAGGTGCAACGGAACCTCGCGAAAGACCAGGCCCGGAGAGCGGCGAAGTCGGGGACTATCACTCCTGGCGAGTCGTACAAGATCACGCTCGGAATTCTCCGCAAGAACGGGTTGTTGACGGCTAAGGCGTTTCGGGGTGCGGTGTCGGCGATCCCTGGCATGTCTGACCGGGACGCTGCCCATTGGGAGTATGAGGCGTGGGAGTATTTGGGATTCGGGAACGGGTGGGGGCCGGGGAAACTCCTGTCCAGTCTGCATCACGCTTACAACGTCAAAACCGGCAAGTAGAAAGGACAGAGGATGAGACCTAGAGATTGGAGCTTGTCACCGTTCTGGACGCGCATCCACGGACACCTCACCCTCATCAACCGGAGGAAAAGTAATCCGGCGGCGATCGACCCGAACCACCCGCAAGCCCCTAAGAGTCATCCGCTTCCGATCGGGCACCCGCACGTCAAGCCGCACCGCACGGCAACCCTCGAGGACCACATCGTCTACTGGTGCCACATCTCCCTCGCCTACGCGGGGAAGATGACGTACACCGAGAACTGGACGCTACGGCAACGCTTCTTCCGGTTCGCGGTCGGAGTGTTCTTCGGGGCGTCGTCTGACTGTTCACAGTTCGTCGCGACGATCCTTAAATGGTGCGGCGTCAAGACAGTCACGTCGACCGACTACACCGGGACGCTCCTCCAGAAAGGCAAGCGCGTCTCCATGCCTGGTCCTGGGATTGTCGCGGTGTGGGGGCCAGGCACAGGAACACACACCGCGTTCATCACGGAGCACATCGCGGGAGGAGCCGACTGGTATTGCGTCGGGTTCGGGCATCAAGGAGCACCCGACCGGAACACCCTGTCCGGCATGAACGCGTACTTTCAGTCGATCGGTAAGCCTGGTGTCCGCTACCTCGACTTCGAGCGGTAGAGAGCGGTGGAAGCGAACTCCCTCCTCCGGTACGAGGTCGACCAACTCGTCAAGTTCCGCGAAGAGACCGAAGAGTGGCGGCGAAAGGTTGACGACGACAGACGCGACCTCACGTATCTCCGCAACGACGTCGCCGCCCTCACCGTCGCGTTCAACAGCCTCCGCCGGATGCTGCTCACGTTCGCGCTCACCATCGCCGGGAGTTCCATCGTGTTCGCGCTCAGCATCCTCAGCGCGACCCACCGTTTGCCATGACCGAACGGAACCTCAACCGCCGCTACCGCCTCATTCTCGCAGTTCTCGCGTTCACATCAGCCGCCGCCGTCATTCTCGCCGGTTGGGCGCTCTACGAGCGCAGCACGGACACGGGCCGCGTATGGCACGCCGTCGTCTGCTCGATCGAGACCGCCGTTCAGAAACAGCATCTGCCGCGGGTAAAGGAACGGGCCGCGCTACGCTTCTACGACCGTCTCCTGACGGATGACGTGCATACGTCCGGGTGCGGTCTGCGATGAATCCGTGGGCGCGCGTCCAGGCCGAACGCGACCGCCGCTATGAGCAACGCTTCCAAGCGCAGGAACGCGCCGTAGAGCTCGCCGTAGAAGAGATCGAACGGCGTCTGGAAGGGCTGAACAACGAGTACCGCCGCGCCGACGACGTCGCGAAACTGACTGTCCGACGTGACGTGTACGACCGCGACCTTCACGAAACCAACGACCGTTTCGGGAGGCTCGAGGCATTCCAGTCGAAGCTGCTTGGAGGACTGGTTCTCGCGGCGGTGCTGGTCCCGCTTGTCACCGGCATCGTCGTGTTTCTACTCACCCGGCACGCGATCCCGTCCACGAAAGGAACACCGTGACTAACACGACGAAAGCCCAGATCATCGTGCTGGCGAACGCGCTCATGGCGTTGGTTGCTGCGTTCGGGGTGACGCTCAGCGACCGGCAGACCGGCGCGATCACTCTGACCGTGAACGCTGTGCTCGGCCTATGGGTGGCGTTGACGTATCGGAACTCTGCGAAGCGGGTACCTGACTCACAACCGAAGGAGACTCCATGATCTCACTAATTCTCAGAGTCGGCGCGTTCATCCTGTTTTTGATCGCCGGGTTCGGCGGCTCCCTGTTCCACCACGGCGGACTGAGTCTCGTCGCGATCAGCCTCGCGTGCTGGGTCCTCTCCACGCTGCTCGGCGGTTACGGTCCGGCGTCACCGTGGGTGCGCGAGTAGGCTAGTCGTCGGAGACGGGCGCTTGCCAGTACGCGGCATCGCGTTCGAGGTAAGCGGTGATGAGCCGTGCCCGCTCGAGGGTGAGCAGGCGCGGCATCAGACTGTTGCACTGGAAACACACAACTCCGCGCGGATTGCCGGTTACGTGGTCGTGGTCGCGGTGATGACGCATCGCCTCATGGCGTGGGCGTCCGCAGACGCGGCATGAGTCCGGTTCTCCTCCGTGGACCAGCATGGAGTGCGCCTCATAGTGGTCGTAGCTGTCGTCGCGTAACGTCACGGCGTGCTTCGGGACTCGCGGCTTCGGACGGGACCTGTTGCAGCCTGCGGTTTGGCATTTCTGCTTCGTTCGTTCGTTACGGAAACCGCAGCCAGGACACGACCAGAATCTCCTAGCCATCGAAGCGTTCTTTTTGCCGCTGCTTGTACTCCCGCCACGACCGCCGCCGAGCCTCACACCGATCATCCTCCGACTCATACCTGACCGTTGCCGGACGCCCGGTGAAAGCAGGACTGACCGGGGAACCGTACTGGGCTCCGTCCTCGTAAATGTCGGCTAGCCCGCCCTGGTCTTTCGGGGTGTGCCAGTGATGGTTCAACCCGAGCCGGGTCAGAATCGAGTCCGCTGCTCGTAGCGACACAAACGCACGGGTCCCTGCTTTCACATACCGGAAGGTGCGTTCACAGTTCTGCCCTTTGAGGGCGCTGGTGGGGTTGGGATGTTCGGCGATGACGGCTAACAGACGGTCGGCTGGAACCCAAAGAGACTCAGACATGCTGGCCGTCGAGGAAGGTCACGACTCGACCGCATGATCTAAGAACGCGTTAGTTACTCCAGACCATGTCCCGTTGCCAAGGCGTTCCCGCACGGTTGACGCTGAGGGATCAGATGGCATTTTGAATCGCTCGTATTCCTCGATAGTGGGGGGACGTCCTAAGAAGTCTGTTAGCCGAAGTACTACTCGTTCGCACTCTTCAACTGTTCGGCTAATCCCCCGTCCCCCCACAGAAACGACGCCGCAACGTTCGCATACCTGACTCCAAGAACGCCCTAGTCGGACTACGAGACCACGGTAGGTAGGAGCATCTCTAGGTATGAGCCAATCACGGAACGCCAACGATGAGAGAGGTTCCCCAAGTTCAGCAGCGGCGTCACGGACGAACTGTTCCAATTGCTCGTTTGTCCACCGCCGAGGCAGAGTCTTTTTGCGAGATCGGTTCCTAAGTGCGCGCTCCCATATCTCTTCGGCTCTCTGTTGCGCTTTACGTTCCCGTTCATCTTCAATGAACTCGTGGTACTCAGTCCAGAGATCGTCGTATCGGTTCAGCCATTGGTCAACGCTCTGGCGAGAAATTGCTTGAGACGCGGCGATCTCCTTTATAGAAGCTCCTGCACGCAATTGGGTCAGGACCCATTCTGCGCGGGCGCGTTTTAGTTCCTCTAGCTTTTCTCTCCACACCACCTTGCTCATCCGCGAAACCCGGAGTCTTCGTCCAACAGATAGCCCCCATGCTCTTTCACGAACCTGGCTTCGTCTGTTTCCCACTGTTCCGGTTCCGCACGCGGATCTGACTCGTAACGGGCCTCTGAGTCCCCGTCGCGGAGGGCGTCGTACGGATCGCGTCGAGAAGTGGCAGGCTGGTCAGTGGCCACGGTGTGCCCTCCGTTGTCCGAGGTAACGCCACGAACCGCCGATGTAAACCTGGACGCGGATCGGGTATCCCTTGTTCGATGCGCCGATCATGCGATCCCCTGCCCGGTCAGGCATCGGGTACTCGCCGGTAGTGGCCGCGAGCGAACCGCTCAATGCGGCCCCACTTCAACTCGCGGTTGAGCATCGTCCCCATGTGATCGGTCCTGATTCCTAGCGAGCGTTGGAGATCCGTAAAGCGATACATGCCAGCGTCTAGGAGTGCATAGAGTCGCCGCTGCAACGGGCCGTTTCCCTGGTTGGCTAGTCCGGCGTGCTTCGGTCCGCACGTCCTACACCAGCGCGCAACCCCGTGGCCGTTGTAACGCGTCTTCGCTCCACAGTCTTCGCAGATTCCGCGCCGCCGCTGCTTGGCTTCGCGGGACAGCCTGCGAGAGACTTCCTTTGATGCTTCGCTGCGGCTCACAACGGGGTCCCGTCCATATCGCGTCGGATGTGTGCGGCTACGGAATCAGTGAGCGCCAACTGCTCCGCGTGGCCAGCACTCTCATCCACGACACATGCGATCACAGGCTCGGAGCAGGGAATCGGCATACGCGCCTTCTCGCAGGCCTCGCACTCACAAGGCGGAAAGAAGCGATCAACGTGTACGAACGGCTTGACGAGCCGGTAGTAGTAGCTCGACCCTTCGCGGCGGCAGGTGATCGTGAGGCCGCGCTTGCGAAGCTCGCTGACCCTCGAGTTCAACCGGCAGAACCCGGCGACACGGTGGATGTCGCGCATCTCGTGTTCCTGGCCGTCTTGGAGGACGGCGAGGATGCGGTCGTTCTGCGACGGAGGCTTCATCAGAACGGAATGTCGCTGGTTGCGGTGGCAGGAGCACGATGAAAGATGTCGACCTCAGCCGCGAGCACGATTTGGTGGCACACGTCCGCGTCAAATCCTCCGTTCTCGAAGCTTGCACCGATCGCTGCCGCCCACAACGCGCACCGCGTCTTCCGAAGCCCGATCAAATCCCAGTCCGGTTCGTCTCCGTCGGTCCGGTCCCGGACTGGTTCCACGGGAGCCTGCGAGGATTCGTCCACGACGAACGAGACGAGGTTGTTGCCTTTCTCGGTGCTGGTGTACGTGATGTGCGCGCGGCGGCCTTGGGCGGCTTTAGCGTTGGAGCCCATTGTGCCGTCGAACGTGGCGAAAAAGGCTCCGTCTTCGGACTTGATCTTGTACACCTTCCAGTCGCGTCCGTTGGTGGTGCCTGTTTTTTCGTCTACGTGTTCGACGGTGATGGTGCGAGCCAGGTCAGCCACTCTGAGTCTCCTTCTTCTTCTTGGGAGGCTTGGGCGGATCGCGGCGGAGCGTCTTGTTGATCGCGTCCGCGTCTCCGTAGAATGGCGGCAGGTTCGTCAGGAATCCGACCTCGCATGAGTCGCACAGGTCGGTTCTGATGCCAGTCACGCCGCTGGAGTAATATCCGCGCGGCCCGCGCTCGACGCGGAACTGCACGAGGTCACGCTTCGCGGGTACCGTCTCGCCGCACGCATCGCAACGGTAGATCGTCTTGCGGATGGTTGCCATTAGATCGTCCTCTCATCGGTGTCACTCTTCGGTTCGTTGACGAGCATGAGGAACCCCAACTCCCGCAACCGCACACTGATAGCGTCATACCTGTCAGCGATCTCGCGGAGGTTGTGGGCGTCTACTCCGAGCCGGTCGGCGGCAGCGATCAGATCAGTCGCAGACATCTCAGACACGGTTCGGCTCGTCTTTCAGATAGGCGTGAGCATCCCAAAGTTCGCGCAGAGCCTTGTCGATCTCGGCCATGAGCGGGTCAGAACAGCCGCCGAGACGCTCCACGAAGTCGAACTTGCGACTCTGCTCCATGAGGAGCGGGTAGTCCTGGTCGAGGCCATGTGCAGACATATCAGCCACGAGACGCATCCGTGCTCTCGACGATGACTGATGGAAGTGGTACTCCGTTTGAGGAGAATGTGGTGTGCCCGCAGGTGGGGCATACGGCGTAGCCGTCGGCGTCCAGTTCTACGTCCGTCAGTGACGCAACGGAGCGGCATTTCTCACAGATCGCTTCCGGCCACAGTGGTACACGGAGGAGACGTAGATGAAACATCCAAGCCTTCACAGTGTCTTCTCGTCCGTGAGGTCGCGCCGAACCGCAAGGAACGCCAACAGGGCTAGGGAGCAGCCGGCGAGTCGTATGCCGTCGTGGTGCCAGGCGAGGTCGAGGTCGACACCAGCACAGGTAGCGATCAGGAACCAGTAGAGAAGGATCATGCGAGCAGCTTAGCAAGGTGTAGCCCCTTGCGTCAAGTGGGAGCCATGTGATACGCTGCGGCCAATGGCTACCAACTCGAAGACGAAGGTCGCTCTAACAATCTATCTCACCCCGGAACTCCACGACCAACTCCGCGTCCAAGCGGAGCAAGCAGATCGCTCACTCTCAAATCTGGCGGCGGTGTTCGTCGACCGGGGCCTCAACCCGCGAACCATTGAGCGGAGCGGAGAGTGATGGCGACTATGGCTGTCAGCTATGGCACTCGTGAGTGGCTTGCCGAACTCATCCGGTCAGGCTGGACCGCCACCGTCGTGGAGCGCCGCGTTCCGGGCGGCATGGGCGAAGGATTCGTCGCTGGTGTCGGAGTGATGGTGACCGACGAAAACGGTGCCGGAGTGTTCATACCGTGCTCGTGCCAGCATGAGGCGCTCGAGCTTTTGGAGTCTGCGGAGGAGGAAGCATGACTGAGCCGTGTTCCTCTACAGCCACATCCGCACCACGCGACGATTGGGAAGTTCCGCGCCCGGAGGTGAAGCGACTCTGCAAGCGGTGCCGTCCGAAGCTGTATCACGGCGACGTGGTGGCGAACCTCGTCATCGTCTCTCCGCGCGGAGTGGCCCATTGGGGCGATGGTGGACACACAGACTGCCGCCTCGATGCGACCGGCTCGAAATGGTGGTGGCCGCTGTGATGTCTGAGCCGTGTTCTGCCGCTGATCCGCTTCCTGATCTCACGGCTCAACCCGACACAGCCGCGCGGGAACTTCGGAAGGTGAAGAAGCACCTGCGCGCCCTCAGTTCCGACGTCACTGAACATCTGGCCGCGCTCGACGCCGAGATGCGTTCGCCCGAAAGTAGGGAGCGCGGCTCACGTGTAGCCATGCTCTGCAACCGGCTCGACATGGAGAACGACCGGGCGCGGTACTTCGCGCTCGGCGTGGACTACCGGAAGGACAAGAAGTGAGCCCCGCTGATTCGCGTCCTGACCACGCAGCCGGCCCGACTCGCTATAAGAGTCTCGCGCAGGTGACCCTCGACATCGCCGCCGCCTTCGAGCAACTTGCGCTCTGGTCGAAGAAGGAGAAGATGTGCGCCTCCTGCTACACCGAACGCGGCACGGTTGAGATTGGCCCTACGCCGTACTGCCACGTTCAATACTTCATGTGCGCTCCGTGCGCCGAACATTTCCAGGTGGCCGCGTGACGCCGAAGTCTACCCCCGATCAAGGGCCGCCGTTCCCTTCGGGGCGCCCTGCTAGCGCCATGCCAACGAGAAGGAGAAGCGATCATCGCTTGGATAGTTGCTCTCATCGTCGCACTTGCACCGCACCCGCACCATCACCGCAACTGCGGGGAGTTCCATCCGCGTGCTGAGCTTGTCTGCGCCCGCCACCAGCTAAGACAAGCCCGAGCGGAACTCCGGGCTCCGTTCGCGTCCCCGCCGCACTCTCGTAGCTACTGGAGGTGGAGGACCAAGGTCGCACGGAAGTGGGTACGCGAAGCTCGCGCCCGGCTTGTTCCGCCGTGGCTCTACACGAAGCGGCTCGAGCGGCGGTTGTACGGGTGGGGTAGCGCCGAGTGGATCGCAACCGATCAGTTAGTCAGCAGGGAGTCGGGATGGGACTCATGCGCCCATTGGCCGAGCGTCCACCACGACTGCACCTACGACGGAACTGTCATATGTGCGAACGACGGTGTCTGCTCGAACGCTTGTGGTATTCCGCAGGCGACTCCTTGCCCGACACAATGGCGAGGACACTTGGATCGGTGGCGGACCCAGGTGAAGTGGATGCTCGACTACATCAAGCGTAGGTGGGGCGATCCGATCAATGCCGCGTACCACGAAGCGAACGGCGGCTACTGATCTGGCCTTGACAGGGCGTGGCTGCCCGTGGTAGAAGTCAGCTATGGGCAGTCTCGTTCCTTTCGATCCTGAACTCGTCGCCTCCGCCTCGAGGCTGCCCTGCTGCACAGGTTGGGGCGACGAGTTGAGGACCAGGAGGACACTATGAGCGTAATCGAGGAACGTCTGCCGTACCTGGAAGAACTCCACCTCGAAGCCGGAGGGCACGACCCCCCCGACAACGGGCTCGTACACGCCTGCACGATGGAAGCGGTTTCGTACATCGCGGGCGAACCGTGGTCGGATCATCCCGAATGCGCGTCCCCGGTGATCGGAGCGTTCCTTCGCACGTGGAATGACGGCCTCTCTGACAGTGACCGGCAGATGTTGATCCCGCTGATCCCCCGTCTCGTCGGGACGAAGGCGTCGTCGCGGGTGGAGGAGAAGCGTGCGTGGATGGCGGCGGACTGGCTTGCCCGAGAGTGCGCGCCTGCGTTCCTTCGTCTCGCCGGACTGACCGAGCACGCGGAAGCACTCGAAGGACTCGCCGCCCTGACAACCACGAAGCGGGCAGAGAAGGCGCAGCCGACTCTGGACGCAGCCAGGGACGCAGCCAGGGACGCAGCCAGGGACGCAGCCTGGGACACCGCCAGGGACGCAGCCTGGGACGCAGCCGGGGACGCAGCCTGGGACGCAGCCTGGGACGCAGCCTGGGACACCGCCAGGGCCGCAGCCGGGACCGCAGCCGGGGACGCAGCCGGGACCGCAGCCGGGGCCGCAGCCTGGGACGCAGCCTGGGACGCAGCCTGGGACACCGCCAGGGCCGCAGCCGGGACCGCAGCCGGGGACGCAGCCGGGACCGCAGCCGGGGCCGCAGCCTGGGACGCAGCCTGGGACACCGCCGGGACCGCAGCCGGGGCCGCAGCCTGGGACGCAGCCTGGGACGCAGCCAGGGACGCAGCCAGGGACGCAGCCAGGGACGCAGCCAGGGACGCAGCCAGGGACGCAGCCAGGACCGCAGCCTGGGCCGCAGCCAGGGCCGCTCTAGAGCCGACAGTGAAGCAGTTGCAGGTGTCGGCGTTGCTGCTTGTGGATCGAATGCTCGGCTGTGAGTAGCCTTCTCCCCTGTCGGGCAGGCGGTCGTGGCGGTTGGCGCTTCCATGCTCCCGCCTGCCCGGCTTCACCCCTTCGTGCTAGATTTCGTGATGCCAACTGTCACGAAAGGAGCACGGGATGAGCGACGAAACGGGGATCTCATGGACGGAGAGCACCTGGAATCCGTGGATGGGTTGCACGAAGGTCAGCGACGGATGCGACCACTGCTACATGTTCCGTGAGCAGAGACAGTACGGGCACGACCCCGAGATCGTCCGGCACTCCAAGACGAAGTTTACCGCGCCGTTGAAGATGGACGGCTCGCGGCTGATCTTCACCTGCTCATGGTCGGACTGGTTCGGGAATTATCCCTTCGAGGGAGAGGGCTACGGCCAGGGCGGTGAGCCGTTTTGACCGGGCCGGTCGAACAGTCCGACCATCATTTCGACCAGCTCTTCCAAGAGGCGCAGAGTGCCGTCCGCATGTGCCCCGTACAGGGGAGAGTTGGGATCGCCGAACGCTACGCCAAGGTCGATTGCACCCTGCATGTGCATCTGAAGGTCAGGTTTGGTGGGCCGGACGCAGACGCGACCGATGTATGTCTTTCCTTCCAGCATGATCCGACCCTCGACGAACTCCGAACCCGCGAGTCGGTACCCCTCGTACGCCTGCAAGGTCTGAGGAGCTATGTCCTCGGCGAGCGAAGCCACGGTATGGACGAGTTTGTGCTTGTCCGTGTTGTCGATCCATGCGAGTCGTTCAAGAAGCTCGAAGTCGGACGGGCTCTTCCGAGTCTTGTACGGCTGAAAGTCCTCCAGGATTGTCTTGTGCTGGGATCGCATCCCGTTTACCGCGTTGGCCCTGGCAAAGACCTTGGGTTGCCGGGACATGATCGGGAACATGACCTTGTCCGGGAACGGCGGTGGGCCATTCACGTTGGCGAGTTGCCACGCGAGGTTGTCGAGGACGGATCGGAGTTGGTGCGCTGCTTCGCCGACAAGCACCCCGATGATCGGCGGGACAGGTTCGGCAACGACATAGATCGTGTGCCAGCCGGTGTCCGGCTCGAACTCGGGGACAATCTCATACGGCTCACTTTTGACGTACCGGGAGTGCCGCTCGTTGAGGGCGTCCATGTGATCGCGGAACCGCGCGAGTCGTTCCCGGCAACCGTCCGTCGACCAGGCCACGGGGTAACCTCATCATGAATGAGCGGCAAGAAGCAACCGGCGGTCTCTACGCAGCGCACCGAGAAGGGCTTGGAGATCCCGGTGCCGAAGCGCGAGCAGGTGGAAGCGGACTTCGACCGGCTTGTCCCGCCGGTCAAGAAGCCGAAGTCCTAGATCGCTTCGAGCAAGTCGCCGAAGATCCGTGCGGGTTCGTTCCGGCGGTTCCAACGGTAGGCGTACTCGTTGACGTACCCCTGGAGCCACTTGTGCGAGACGCCGTGATGCGTGGCCCGGATGCCGTTCTTGAACAAGCCGAAGAACCCGTCCACGGTCTGCGTGTGAACGTCGCCCAGTGGGCGGACGCAGCATGAGCGTCCGCGTCCTTTCACGGGTCTTGGAGGAGAGCGACGAGAAACTCGGACGTCGACTCATTCTCCTCGCAATAGCTGATAACGCACACGATGATGGGATCGCATGGCCTCCCCGCGAAGACATCGCCCGCAAGACGCGGATGAGCCTTCAGCATGTCTCTGAACTCGTCACCGCGCTCGTCAAAGACGGCGCTCTCGAGCTTCGCAAAGCTCAGCGGGGAAGGCGGCGCATCAACGTCTACCGGGTCATCCTTTCGGGACTCATCGAGCCGAACTACGACCGTCTTCCGTTCGTGCTCAACGAACCATTCACGGGGTCGGAAATTCCGACGTCGTCATATAGTGACGAGGTCGGATCTACCCGTTCCACGGGGTCGGATCTACCCGTAAATCCTGCAATCTCTCCTTATATAGAACCATCAGTTGAACCGTCAGTACCCCTCTCTCCGGCTTCGCCGTCGAAACAGGAAAAAGACGCTGTCTGGATTGCTTTAGAAGAAGTGTTCGGGAAGCCCACCACCCCAGGGCACCGCTCGAGGTTCGGGCGGGTGCAGAAGGAGCTTTTGGCTGATTCGTCACTCACGGCTGGGCTTGTTCCCGGCGAGATCAGTGTTCGTGCGGGACGGTATCGGTTGAAGTGGCCGGACGCGGATCTGACGTTGGAGGCGTTGGCGAAGCATTGGCCGGACTTGCGGGCCGGTGTGAACGGGAGGAAGTCTTCGTTGTCTGACAGGATTGTCGCGATGGGAGGTTCTGATGTCTGATCCGCGTTCTGCCGCTGATTCGCGTCCTGACCACGCAGCCGCGCGTTCGGCGTTCGGGCGGCTTCGTCCTCCGTTCCCGGTGAATCACTGCGCGAACGAGGACTGCACGCATGGTGCCTTCCTGTACCGCGATCTTGAATCGGACAAGCTTGTCGTGTTCTGCGGGGACTGTGCTCGTCACGCTGAGTTGAATGCCGGGGAGCGGTTCAAGTTGGTGGCGCTGTGAGCGAGCGTCCTGACCACGCAGCCGCACCACGCCCGGAGCAGGCTCCTATCGGGGTCGTAGCCGACACGACGCAGAGCCGCGGCCACACGGCGATCTCATGGAAGCTGATTTTGCATACGGGTCAGGTGCTTCGCCGTGTCTGAGCCGCCGGAGGACACCATCCGCCGCGCGCTACTACGCACAATTCCCGCTCGGGCCGGTCAGTTCTGCTCCGGAAACTACGAGACGCGAGACGATGCCCTCGCTGCGTTGGATGTGCTTCTAGCCGAGAGACAGCAACGCGACCAGCGAGACGAATGGCTCTTGAAGCAACTCGACGGCTGCATTGAGGACGCCGAGACAATGGCGCTGACGACCGGCCTAGCTTTGGCTCGGGCTGTCGCCGGCAATCTGCGTGATGCTCGGGCCGCGCTTGCTGTTTTGCGTGACCCGTCACAAGATCGGGAGATAATATCCAACAGCGGATCTCCCTCCCCCGCCGCTGCTGTTGGTGAACCCGCCCCACCGCCCGCGAAGCACATGCGGTTTGTCGCAGGAACGATCTACTGTCCAGTCGAGACGCGCCGCTTCCAGCTCGGATACGAGCACACGTACAGAGAGGCGTTCGTATGCCCCGGCTGCGGCGAAAACGTGCCCGCGCGCCCCGCTCCTGCTGAGTCAGGAGAAGCGACGTGAGCGCGGCTGGAAACGAGACTTTCGTGCGTCCAACGGAGGACACGCCGCAACGCCTGCTCTCGCTCCTCCGTGGATGGGTTGACGACGACCACGAAGCGCATGTGATGACGCTGGTGGAGGACGGATCGTTCATTGAGTACGTCCGATGGATGCTGGACGACGTGGAACGGTTCCGCGAGGAGTTGATGCGCTGCGGTGCCCTCGCGATTTCTGACCGGGCTGACGGGTGCATCAACAAGACGATAGCGCTCCGTATTCGCGAGATCGCCTACCGCTCTTGCTGGCCTGACGATCAGGCTGCTGCTGGTGAGGGTGGAGAACCGGAATGAGCGCGGGAATCCAAGTCGCAGCGTTGTACGTCGAGAAGGGTGGCGTCTACTGCGGCCTGCCCGACGTAGACCCGTGGGACGAGGAGCGCGACGCGAGACTGTACGCCGGCCCGTGGCCCGTCGTGGCGCACCCGCCTTGCGCCAGGTGGTGTCAGCTGGCACCGATCGTCGCAGCGAAGCTCGCGTACCTCGGAGACAAGTACGCGATTGGCAACGATGGGGGATGCTTTGAGGCTGCGCTTGCGGCTGTCCGACAATGGGGCGGCGTGTTGGAGCACCCCGCGTATTCGCTCGCCTGGTATCGCTACGGACTTCCGCTGCCCGGGCACGGTGGCTGGACGCAGGCGTTCGACGACCACGGCTACAGCTCCGCTGTGTCACAAGTTGCGTATGGACACCTAGCTCGCAAGCGAACGTGGATCTACTACGTTGGTCCTGATCCGCCGCCGCTTCTCTGGAATGAGCCGCCGGCCGTGGCCCAAGTGAGCGCGTTCGCGCAGATAGGCAAGCCAGGAACGGGACGCGCGATCATGCTTGACAAGGGCAAGAGCAACTCGACGCCGCTCGCGTTCCGTGACGTTCTTCTCGACATGGCCCGCAACGCCTCAAAGGTGGCGACGTGAACGGGAGGACAGAATGAGCACGGCAACTCACCGCCGTGCGTTTGTCCGGGTAGGAGACAGCGTGTGACTTCGGAAGAGTCCGCCGACATTCTCAACCTGTTAGCGAGGGCGTATCCTCGTTTTGACATGCCTGACGGGTCTGTCCGTCTCTACCAGGAACTCCTATCTGGTTTGGATTACCGGGTTGTGTATAGGGCTGGTTTGGAGTGGGTGAAGCTTGAGAAGTGGTTTCCGTCTGTGGCTGAGCTGCGCGAGTACGCCAGGAAGGTGCGGCGCGAGGTTGAAGCGGAGGAATGGTCTGCTAAGGCGATTGCTCGGAAGGAGTCCGCCCCGGCTGATGTTGGGGTGCCGGAGTGGGTTCAGGTGTGGTGGTGGCATAAAAACCGGACACTCACCTCGAGGCAGGCGGCGAACACGACCGCACAAGGGCCGGTGGAGGAGCGGAACCCGGTGAGGGTGCGCGAGTTTCCGCAGCTTCCTCAGCCGCTCACCCCGGATGCTTACACGGTGGAGGAGTATGAGGAGGTTAGGCGGGGCTGGGTTGACGCTGGCTCGCCTCGGGTTGGTGCGGTAGAGATTCTGGCTGGCGCGTGAAACTGTTGGTCAATGGCGAGCGTGTCCATCTGCCGATACAAGGGATCAAGCAGGCGCTGGTGGAATCCCGTTCAAGGCCGGGTCAGTTCCACAACGTGAGTTTCGAGTTCGATGACCGGATCGGCAAAGAGGTCTGGGTTTGTACGTGCGAGAGCGGTAGTTATCGTGGCGAGTGCAGGCACATCCGAGCGGTAGACCTCTGGAACGCGGGACTTGCCAACGTCGAGTTTGTGGACTCCGACCGACCGACCGTGTAATGTTGTATCTGTGACGGGCAGCAATCCTCTTGTATCCGCTGTGAAGCCCGCGTCTTTCGCGCTGCTCGTCACTGACAGTCGAGAGGCGCGGACTTGACAGCGAACCAGGAGGCTCTAATGGATTCAGACGCAACGCAGCGGACACCGTTCGCCGCGTTCATCCAGCAGCAGCGCAAGGGCGGACTCCACGGTGAACTCACCGACGCTTTCGGTGAGCTGATCCAGGCGGTAGCCGAGACGGGCAAGGTCGGGTCGCTCTCGCTTTCGATCAAGGTCACGCCGAACAAGGACGGAGCTACCGTCACTGTCAACGACAAGATCAAGCTCACGATCCCCGAGCCGGAGAAGGGCGCTTCGATGTTCTTCTACGACCAGCACGGAAACCTGACCCGCAACAATCCGGCGCAGCCGGAACTTCCGCTCCGTGACGCGGCCGAGTTGAAGGCGGAGACGGCATGACTGAACTCGAAACCGTCTCTGGAGATATGCAGGCAGTGATCGACGCGGCCCAGGCCGCAGCCGTTCCGAGCGTCTTTGATCCGCAGGTGCCGCAGGGCGTGATCGTTCCCCAAGGCGCGGAGTTCAAGCTTCCCGACTTGCACGACTGGCGGGAAGTTCCGACACGGAAGACCGGCACAGCACATCCCGCGACCGTCGAAGCGTTGATCGCCTACGTCAAGCAGCACGACGAAGCCGACAGCACGAGCGTGTGGGTTCATCCGAGCGAAGGCAACGTCGTAGCGATCATCGACGACCACGGCCCCGAGGGTCCGCAGTGGGGCGAACACCGAGCTTCGCTTGCTCTCGCCCACACTCCAGAGTGGCTGTTCTGGACAGCCCAGGACGGGAACATGGTCGGACAGACGGAGTTCGCGGAGCACATCGAACGTGGAATGCAGGAGATCGAAGACCCTGACGCAGCGACCGTCCTCGAGATCGCTCAGTCGTTCCACGCCACAAGCAAGGCGTCGTTCCGGTCTGCTACTCGTCTCACGTCGGGAGAGCAGCAGTTCCAGTACGACGAGACGATCGCGGCAAGCGCGGGTCACAAGGGCGAACTGACCGTGCCTGCGATGATAATGCTGGTGCTTGCCCCGTTCGTCGGGGAACCCGACCGTAAGCTCACGGCCAGGTTGCGTTACCGTCTCAATAGCGGATCGCTCACTCTCGGATACGTGCTCGACCGTCCCGACGTGATCGTTCGGGACGCACTCGCAGACGTCGCCGAACGGCTCGCTGCGACGTTCCCGCACGTCTACGTGGGAACGCCCAGGGCGTAGAGGGAAACGACCGCCGGCAGGATCGATCTTGCCGGCGGTCTACCCTCCTTTGCCGATGATTCTGAAGCCGTACGTAGACGACGTCGACTTCCAACTCCACATCGGGGATGTGCGGGACGTGCTCGCCACGCTGCCGGACGAGAGCATCGTGCCGAACATGCGAAGGGAGGTGGTGCCACATGAAGAGAGAGCCGTTCGTGAGCGATCCTGGCTTCGAAGGGATCGGAGATTTCGGTTCCGACGATCCGTATGAGCGGTGGATAGCGCATCAGGCGGCACTGGGTCAGTTTGAAATGCGAGGACTACAGGTCTTGGCAGCGAACCCGATAAGTGCTGTAAGCACGTTGTACGCACATGCCTGCCAAGCCACGTAACTCCGATAACTGATGTATCTTGGTAGGTGCAGCTAACAGCGTTAGCTACGGAAAGGGGGCACCATGAACGAGTTCTCGCTTACTGATCGACTCGCGCAGCCGGCCCCGCCTCTTCCTCTTGAGGTGCGGACGGGGCCGACGGGGACCCGGCCGCGACCGCGGCCGGGTCTTTAGCCCACTCCTTCTCTAGCGCTTCCGCGAGTTTCTCGAAGTACCGGTACGCGATCGGGTACGCGTCAAGTTCCCGAATGCGGGCTACGGGCTGCTCCCATACAAGCCATGCGACCAGGATCTGGGGCCCCCACATCTTGTAGACGACCTCCAGCGCAATCACTCCTTCGTCCCACAGCACGCCAACGGCCTCTATGAGGTCGGGGAAGCGCGTAAGCCTGCTTAGTAGAGAGAGGTCTGCTGTGTCGATGGTGGTCCCCGTGTAGACGCGCTCGACGAGTTCGATCACGCCATGCGGACCGTGCTGAGAAAACAGCTGTAGCGACTCGGAGACCGGGAAGTCGTCCCAACGGGCCGAGAGTTCTGTCACGAGAGCGCCGTGGCGTGTCTTCTTGGAATCCCACAAGCCAAAAAGGGCGACGATCACGCCTCCGGCAAGGATCAGTGTCCCTAACGCCGTAGCGCTGAGGGCGATCGAGTCCCAGTTCACATGACGCGCGGGATGGTAAAAATGGGCTTCGGGGACGTGGTGGAACCAGTGATGGAACCAGTAGTCGAGCCAGTTGAGGAACCGTTCGAGCATCGGCTACGATCCTCTCATGCCTGAGCGCTCGCGCAAGCGACCGACCGACCCGAACGAGCTTGCCAAGCAGCTCGTAGGCGAAGCGACGGGGGAGACTCCCAAGTTCGACCCGGACGAAGGTAAAGATCCTGCGGCGGTCGCGCTCGGACGCAAGGGGGGATTGAAGGGCGGGCGGGCTCGCGCCGACAGCATGACGCCCGAACAGCGGAGCGAGGCGGCACGCAAGGCCGCGCTCGCTCGCTGGAAGTCACGTTAGGCCGCGCGAGACTTGGCATCTGCGTCGAGCGTCTCGAGGACAAGCGGAAGACGCAGCTGTGGCGGCGGGAAGGCGCGCTCGAACATGTCCTCGAACTCTTGCTTGTCGCGCGCGATCCGCATGAGGGTCGTCACTGTCGAGATCTGTCTATCCAAGTGAACGTTGCCAGTGTCGGCGGTCAGATGTTGGTGATGCTTGTTCCGCCGGTATCCCTTGTCAGTACGGGGGTTCAACTCCCGCAGCTCATCAAGAACGCCGGGCGGCAGTTGTTCGTAGATGTAGCGGTTGATCAGCTTTCCCACATACGGAGTCCGCTTGGCATTGCCCGGACGGTAGGGCCAGGATTGCAGTCTGTAGATGCTCTCGAAGAACTCGTCCGGGAACACCTTGACCCACGGGCGAAGCTCAGCCTGGACGTAAAGCTCCAAGATCTTGCGTAGCTCATCGTTCGCGCGAACATCCTGGTAGCCGGTCGCTTCGTCGACAAGCGCGATGATTCCTACCTTCGCAAGACTTCGAACGAGGACCTCGCAGATCTCCGCGACTCGTAGCTGCGCCTTCGTCGGCTTTCCGAGGTTGCGAACGGCGAGGTACACGTCGCAGACAAGCGGAAGGATCTCGGCCCGATACCCATAGGCACGGCCTCCCGTGAGTGGACGGTATGGGATCGGATCGAGCATCTCCCGTAGTTCGTCCGTGATGAATGGTTGGAGGTTCGAAGCGGTAAGAAACGGCGGGAGACCGCCGGCCTCGCTACCCGTGCCGCCCTTTGCGCTCCGGGCACGGCCAAGCGTCTGCAGCATCGTCTGCTGCGCAAGTACGCGCCGACCATCCTCCAAGACGGCGCAGCGGATCTCATGGTTGCCGATCTGCAAAGCGCCGTCATTGATCGCGGGAACTGCGTCTGTTCCCCAGCGAGCTAGCGCGCCTGCACGGGCGATCTCGCTGCGTTCGCTCTTGCTGAGCGCCTGCGCCCGAGCCTTACCTCCAGCTGACGCCGCGTTCTTCAGTGGCTGATTGGTTGCCAACGATTCCACCCTTCTCTATGCTTGCCGAGCAAGCATGCAGAATAGCATGCCGACAAGACAAGGCAAATCAGGCACCAAATCGTGGGATTTGCAGGTACAAAGCACGTCGACTTTTTGTCCGCTTCCGCAAGCATCCGCACGCAAGCATATTTGACAACCTCGTCCGCTCATGCATACTGGTCAGTATGAATCGGCTCTCACCTGAGAAGCGCGCGGCAATCGTCGGCGCGCTCGTCGAGGGCAACAGCATTCGCGCGACGTGCCGCATGACGGGGGCGAGCAAGAACACCGTCACGAAGCTCCTGGTCGATCTCGGCTACGCCTGCCTCACGCACCACTACGACACGGTGCGGGGGATCGAGGCTGTGAACGTCCAATGCGACGAGATCTGGTCGTTCTGCTTCGCCAAGCAGAAGAACGTCAAGCCCGAGAACGTGGGGGAGGGTCACGGCGACGTCTGGACGTGGACCGGCATCGACGCGGACACCAAGCTCGTCGTGTCGTACCTCGTCGGCAAGCGCGAGGCCGAGGACGCACAGAACTTCATGGCCGACCTTTCCGACCGGCTCGTCGGGGACGTGCAACTGACGACGGACGGGCACGGGCCATACGTCAAGGCGATCCGCGACAACTTCGGTCTGGACGTGGACTTCGCGCAGCTGATCAAGAAGTACGGCAGCGAGCGCGAGGGACACGCCCGGTACAGCCCTCCGGTCTGCACGGGAATCGACACGCGCATCCGGTCGGGCAATCCTGATCCGGCGACGATCTCTACAAGCTATGTCGAGCGGCAGAACTTGACCATGCGGATGAGCATGCGCCGCTTCACGCGGCTAACCAACGGCCACAGCAAGAAGCTAGAGAACCTCATCTGCGCCGTGGCGTTGCACTTCACGCACTACAACTTCGTGCGCGTCCACTCAACGCTCAAGACGACCCCAGCGGTCGCAGCTGGCCTCACCGATCACGTCTGGACACTCCAAGACCTCATCGGGCTCCTTGAGTCCGCCGAGGATGCGAAGCCCCGCGATCGCGGCCCCTACAAGAAGCACCGGGAGGACTTGCGTTCAAACTGACCCAGTACCCATCAGGCCGCTAAGGGCAACCGTCCGGTTGGCCGTCCCCGCACGGTCAGGGATGATCTTGTGGTGAGGGTGGCTGGTCTTCTCAGGGAGGAGCCGAACATTTCGGCGTCTCAGGTGGCGTTCAGGCTGCGCATCCGGCGCGCGGACGCCTTACGTATCGTCCGGGAGCTACGAAAGCCAGTGGGGATACACTCTCAACGGCCCGCCGACCCTCGTGGACTAGACACACCATCGCGGACAACCGGCGGGCCAAACCCCCAGCACTTCACACCAGGAGCACCCCGCACCAGGGGTGCGACACCAACACCACGCGGTAAGCAACCCCCAAAGGGGGCTAGAGGGCTAACGCCCTAACACGCCAGCACTAGCCGCTTTCGGCATCTCGGCCGTGACCTTGTGGTCTTTCACGCGCGCGCGAGGGCTAGGGGCTACACCTCGCCGCGTACACGAACCATCCGTTTAGTGTACGCACCGCATGGTTGAGCCATTCCCGCCCGTCCACGGCTGCACCAGTCGGGCTGTACTAGGGGCTCGAGGGCACCCCCACCCCCGCTGCGCTGCGATCGACCGTGGGTCCCTGACGGCTGCCGGTTCTCACAGGATCTGGTGCTAGCGTTTTGTGGGTGCGGGCGTGGTATCAGCTTGACACCGTGGTATCGGGTTGGTATGGTGGTGGTATGGCTTTTACTTTGCGTCCTTCGGTTGAGGTTCAGGATCGTTGGGAGGCTGCTGCTGTGGAGCAGGGACGGTCTTTGGCGAACTGGATTCACTGGGTGTGCGATAAGGCTGCGGTGGAGGTTGCGCCGTTGGCGGGAGCGGAGCTGTCCGATAGAGGATCGGACGTGGGCGTGGCCGGGGCCGGAGAACCTCACCGGACTGGAAGCGTCTCCTCCGTTCCCGCGAGTGGCGCGAAGGTGTTTCGGGGTCCTGATCCGCGTGGAGGGAAGCCGTGAGGGGTAGCCAGGACGCACGGAGGCCGGAGCTTCGGAGCGGGTGTCAGTGCGAGGCGTGTTCGGAGGGCGTTCTTCACGCTTCCGACTGTTCGGTTCACAACGAACCGGCGTTCCCGAACGGCTCGTGTGATTGTGTTGAGGGACTTGATTCCGAGGAGAAGGCACCGTGAAAGTGCTCGGCTACGTGAGGGTCTCAACAGACGAACAGGCGGCGGGGCTCAGAGTGCAGGAGGCGACTATCCGGTCGGCGTGCGTTACGGCAGGCTACGAACTAGCAGGTTTCGTAACGGATGAGGGGTTCTCTGCGAAGGATCTGAACCGGCCGGGAATCGCCGACGCCCTGGAACGGTTGAAGGCTGGCGGGGCGGACGCGCTCATGGTGTCCAAACTCGACCGGTTGTCCCGGTCGGTGTTCGACTTCGCCGGCCTCGTCGAGAGAAGCCGATCTGAGGGGTGGGCACTCATCTGCCTCGACCTCGGAGTGGACACTTCTACGGCGGCAGGCGAGGTGATGGCGAACGTGTTGGCAGCGTTCGCACAGTTCGAAAGACGGCTGATCGGGGAACGGACGAAAGCAGCGTTGGCGGTGAAGAAAGCGGAAGGAGTCCAGATCGGACGTCCGCGCAGCGTCAGCCCTGTCGTCGTCTCCCTCATAGCCGACCTACGCAAGCGTGGCCTGGGCTATACGGCGGTCGCTGCCGAGTTGAACAACCGCCGTGTCCCTCCCGCACGTTCCGGGGCGAAATGGTGGCCTAGCACGGTGAGGGCTGTGTGCCGGTTGGATGGCGTATGACCGGATTCGAGATCCACACTGACGCCGCACTCGTTCAAGCGACCGCCGATCTTCTCGCAGCGCGCGTGGCTCTATACGATCAACAGCCGGACTCTAACTTGATTCGTCTCGTGGATCTGTCTCTGGAAGCACTAATGAACCCGCTTGCGCTAGTCGAGTTAACGCGTGACTGACGGTCTCAGCAAGGAGCGGATCGCTCTGATTCTTCGCTACATCGGCCCGATCACCGTCCGTCTTCCCTACAGCCCTCGATACGAACTCGTTCGTATCGAAAGCGCCTCGTACACATTCGCATGGACTTAGACCCTCGCGGATACGAACACCTCGAATCCCGCCTAGGCCGGGTCCGGTTCCTCCTCGACAACTGGGATGTGATCTGGGGTCCCTTCCTTAGCGGAGCAGGCAGAGGCGGCGGGTCAGGACTCCCTCCTATGCTGTCCAGGATGGCCGGGCATCCGTCCGTGGTGGAACTCGACCGCTGCCTCACCGTCCTCGAGGAGACAGACCTTCCGACGCTCAGACATGTGAAGGCGTACAGGTGCGGGGTGGAATGGCGGTGCGTCACAAAACATGTTCGCGCCAAACGGTCACGAGGGAAAGGATTCGAGATGGTCGAACGCCGAGTCCGCGAGCCGATCGTCCCCGCCTGGGTCGACCCTGTCAGAGTCTTTCACGGAGAGACGTTCCTGGTCTCGGAGTTTGGTGGAGAGGTGTTCGTACCGGACGAACTCTGGGACGCATGGCGCAGACCAGCCGCCTAACATCCGATCCCGTCTGATATAAGCCTTCGGTGAGCCTGGATACCTGCGCCTAATGGCCGAGAAGCCGCAAGCACGATCCATTCGTCAGCTTCTCCGGCAGCAGCTCCCACCGGAACAGATCGTTCCGAAGATGGTGGAGTCGATCCAGGAGGCGTTGAACGCCACCAAAACCGAATGGATCGAATGTAAGCACTGCCACAAAAAAACACCTTTCGCCGTGCCCAACATGTTCGAAAGGGCGAAAGCCGCCCAACTCGTCATGGAACAGCTCGAGGGGAAGGTCGGCACTCACCGGGAAGCTCCAGCCCAGGCCCGGCAGACTGTTGGCGACTTCGCAGACCTGTCCGACGAAGACTTGCTTGCTCTACTCGAAAAGGAGACAGACGATGACTGACCCCGCTTCCTTCTACGGACGCACCAGCCCCGCCAACCAGCAGATGGCCGCGATGCACGCCGAGACCGCCGCCAAACACGCCGGCCCCATGCAGTCGTCCGGCCTGAAGAAGACCACCACCGGGCTCGCGCCGCGCGGCGGGAAACGGACCAGCGGCGGATGGAACCCTCACTGATGGCGCTCAACGGAAACCAGGTCCTCGACCCCAACAACCTCGACTGCGGACTCCCCACCGACACGTGCTGCGTCGGAATGGGAGGGGCCACACCTGAGGAAGTCGCCACCATCTCGAAGTCGGTTTCGAGTCCGGCTACGTCGAAGAACGTGCAAGACCACAACACCGGCTACTACAACGGCCCAGGAGACTCATGAGCGACACACCGCACCCTCCGGCAGGCGAAAACGTCGACACCATGACCTACCCGATCCGTGGAAAGCAGACGAGTTTCGGCGGCGGCACCGGCAACGCCCAAACCGGACGCATCCCCTCCGTGGTTGTTGGCGGAAGCTCAGAGGTTGGGGTGCTGCCGGAAGCGTTCAACGGACACTTCACTGTCGGAACCAACAAGAACGTCTCCACTCCCGTCACCGGATGAAGCGGGCGATGAAGCCCTACATCATCCGCGAGCCGGAACAGGGCCTCGTTTACACCGCGAAGGAGGGTGAACACGGCGACGAACAGTTGACGCGTGTGCGTCTCGTCGATGTTCACCGGGCCTTGGAGCGCGTCTTGGATCAAGGCCGAAGCTGTGGCCTCGAAGGTCACGATCCGGTCGATTTCGTCCCTAAGCGTCATCGTCGCCTCCGTGGTTGGTTGGGCCGATGATGACTCGTTCTCTCCCTCGAAGGGATAATTCCCGATTCAAGAGCGCTAGACGCTAAGTGGACGCCGCTGGCGTCACCCGCATTCTTGCCGAACGAGAGATAGTTCGCCGCAGGGTTTTTCGCGACCGCGACGTTCCGTATCTCATCAGCCTCATGTCCGCGATCGACCAGCGGACCGGTGACGGGTTCACGTTCGACCACATCCGCGACCCGCTCCAACCCGGAGAGGTGTGGCTGGAAGGCAACAAGCTCCGCGCCAGAGACAAGAACTGGCGGTGGCAACGCTGGATCGTAGACCGCGCCCTCTCAGAGAAACGCTGCATCGACCTGAAAGGGAGGCAGATCGGCGACACCTGGATTCACCTCGCCGTAGACGTCGCCGAAGCACTCCTCAAACCCGGCACCACGAGTCTGTTGTTTCGGCAGCGGGAGGATGAGGCGATCGACAACGTCCGCCGCTGGTGGATTCTGTACACCAGCCTCCCCGACTGGCTCCTCCAAAAAGTCCCCGCAGGGTCGAAGGTCGGACCGGTCACCGTCAACAAACCTGCCGAAGGGAAAGCCGACCGTCCCGCCCGTGACGGAGTAGTGTTGAAGTTCGCGAACGGGTCCTTCTCCGAGATCGTTCCTATGACCTCAGCCGCCAGTTCCGGGCATGGACGTTCTGTTCGCCGGGTGATGTGTGACGAAGCCGCCCACATCGAACTCCTCCTGTCGATCCGGGCGGCGATCGAACCCGCCGCCGGGAACGCCCACATCGACCTCATCAGCACAGCTAACGGCAGGTCCAACCCCGAAACAGGCGACGGAAACGAATTCCACCGCCTCTGGACACAGGCGGAAGAGGTCGGCTACGACCGCGTGTTTTTGCCTTTCGATTTGCATCCTGAGCGGGATGAGAACTGGTACGACACCGAGTCGGAAGTTCTCAGTTTGCCGGTGTGGAAGCGGCAGGAGCAGTTCCCGAGGGACGAGGGCGAAGCGTTCGCCCTCTCCGACCGTTCGTTCTTCGACCCCGACGCCCTCCATGAGTACCTGGAGCGTATAAAGGAACCCCTCAGGCGCTACGACTTCGACGTTACCGGACCAGGTCAGGCGAAGATCGCAGAGCACGACCTGGGTAGAGTCCGCGTCTACGCTGAACCCGTTGCCGACAGGCCGTACGCGATCGGGGCAGACGTAGCGACAGGCAGAGGCATGGACTACTCCGCCGCCTACGTCATCGACCTCACCAACGCCGAACTCGTCGCGGAGTGCCACGGCAAGATCGAAGCCGACATCTTCGCCAAAGACCTCCACTACCTCGGCCGCAGGTATAACACCGCGCTGATCGCTGTCGAGACTGCGGGCGGGTACGGAGAGGCCGTCATCATCGCCTTGCGCGACGGGGCAGCGGGACGGCGAGCGTACCCGAAGCTGTACCGGCACATCCTCTCCTCAAGACCGGATAAGCCGATCACGAAAACGTACGGGTTCCCCACCAATACCAAGACCCGGCCGCTGATCCTGAACCAGATGGAGCGCCACCTCAGGGAGAGAACGTTCCCGTGGGTGTCAAGGGGACTCCATGACGAGTTGACGGAGTTCGTCCATCACAACCACGGCGTCAGCCCAAGAGCACGGGAAGGGTCCCGCGACGACCGGGTGATGGCCGCTGCTATCAGCCTGGAAATGTTCCGGCTGTTCGGTGATATTGGCGGGAAGCGCCGCACCGAGAGGAAACCGAAACGCAAACCCGTCGCACCGTACCCGTGGCAGAGGGTCGCGTGAAGATCGCGAAACCTCGCCACGACCACGATTGCGTAGCCTCCTGTTACGCCACGATCCTCGAACTCCCTATCGAGGATGTTCCTGATTTCTGGTCGGACAAAGTGACAGCCGCTAGTCAGTACGATCAAGAGAGACGGTGGCTTGCCGGTCGAGGGTTTCACCTCTACTTCGCCGAATGTCACGCTCGACAGTTCGCTGAGTTCCAACGCAAACGGACGTGGGAAAAGGCTAAGAGTTGGCCCCCGCGTGGGTACTGGATAGGGCAGATCAGCAGAGTCGATTGGATCATTGACAACGAACCCAACCATGTAGTCGTGATGAAGGGATACCGCTGCGTACACAACCCTAGCGGCACTCTCAAGCAGACCAAAGAGAACGATGTGTTTCTGATCGGCTACTACCTTCTCGTTCCGCTAGACCCGGCTAGGAGTCAGACCTGTTGAACCCGATCGAACAGCTACTCATGGCCGCAAGAGGCCACCAAGGACTCCCCATGCAAGCCAGCATGAGCGGACCTCCTGGATTGTCTCCACCGATCGGCGCTCCGTCTCCCCCTCAAGGGATGGGGCTTCCGGCTGGGCTGCCCGTCCCCCCACAGGGCGGAAACAGTGACAGGCAGATCGCCGACACCGCAGCCCAGCATCTCCTCCAAGCAGCCGGACAAGCCCAGGACCCTGCGTTGAAGGCGGCGTTTTCGACTGCTGTTTCTGCTCTCCACAAGTATCTCGCGAACGTGGACAAGGAGCATCATCAGGCTCTCGCCGGGAAGCTCAGTCCGCGCCTGATGGCGCAAGCGCACGGGGCTTAGATGGCGCGTCGCCCGGTCGGACAGGGAGATTCCGAGTCGATCCTCGACTACTGTCTCCGCGGCTTCGACGAGGACGAGAAAAGCCACGCACAGTTCTGTGAGAAGGTTGAGCGGAACTACAGGTCGTGGCGTGCCATCCTCGAGCGGCGGTCAGAGGCGGCAGGCTGGACGAACAAGCAGCGTCCCGCGCTCGTCTACCAGGCGATCGACACTATCCTCGCCGGACTCGTAGACCCCGACCCGCAGTGGAAACTCCGGGCCAGGCCCCGGATGGTCGGTCCGGGAGAAGTACCGAACATTCAGCAGTTGACGGACGGAGTGAAAGCGAACGAACTTCTGCTCGCGGACGAGTTGATCGTGGACGGGTACGGAGAAAAACAGGTCGTATTCCTCCTCCAGAATCTCATCACCGGGTTGACGGTGTCGAAGAACTACTGGAAACGCACAACCGGCCCTGCTCCGACAGCGAAGATCACGTCGGAACCGATCTACGCTCCGAACTCGGGGAAGATCATCGGGTTCGTCCCGAAAGTCACGCAGGGCACGTCAGGTTCGGAGACGTATTTCGACGGGCCGACCAGCCTGCCGATCGACGTTAGGGATTTCATCTGGCATCAGGCAGCCACCAGTCTTGACTCTGCGATCCGGGTGACGCACCGGGTGTGGAAAGACATCGGAGAACTGAAAGAACTCGAACAGCAAGGCATCTACAAGAACGTCGACGACCTGTTGGAATCACAGGATTTCTCCGGCGACACGCTAAAAACGCGTGAACAGGACCTGTTCCAGACGGACCGCACGAGAGACAAGATCGAGGTGCTGGAATGCTGGATCGACCACGGTCGCAGGGTCGTGTCGATCGGCAACCGCAAGGTTGTCCTCCGGGATATGGGGAATCCGTTCCGGTTCGAGCATTTGAACAACCGCTACCCGTTCGTCGTGTGCAGTACGACGCCGGACATGTTCAGGATTCCCGGTGTCGGCGAGGTCGAACTGATACGTGAGACGCAGGAGATCCTGTGGACCTTGCTCAACCAGCGGCTCGACAACCTCCAACTCATCAACAACGCCATCGTTCTTCTCCGTGACGACATCGACGACCCCGACAGCTTCGACTTCTATCCCGGCGCTAGGAATCTCGTGTCTGACCCGTCGCAGGTGCAGATGTGGACGCCGAACATGCAGATCGCCGACCTGTCCATGAACGCCGAAGGCGTAGCCCGCAACGACCTCCAAAACCTGATCGGGGCTAGCCCGGCAGCGAACGGGCAGCTTGACCAGGCCGCGACCGCCACCCAGATCAACCTCGTCACCACTCTCGCCCAAAGACGTTTGGCGATGAAGAAACAGATGACGAAATGGGCTGCAAAAAGGACCGGCGAACAATGGTTGGCTCTCAACCAACAGATGATTACCAGCGACCGCTACGTCCCCGTCGTAGGCAAAGACGGTGCGTTGGCTATGGAGACGATCCAACCGATGCTGTTGCAAGGCAGGTATCAGATCGACGTTGAGCAGATGGACGAAAGCCTGCTCCGTCAAGAAGTCCGTGGCGAAGCCCAAGCTCTCATGCAGGTCGTTGTTCAGGCCGCACCCGTCTATGCTGCCGCCGGGATGCCGTTGAATCTGAAAGCGCCGCTCGAGAATATGCTGGACGCGTACGGAATCCAAGACAAGGACGCCTGGTTCGCAGCCCAACCCCAACAGCTACCGCAGCAGCCCGCCCAAGCCCCGCCCGGCCCTCAAGGAGCGAACGGTGTGACAGCCCCGCAAGCGTCAGACAGCTTCGCTAACTCAGGTACGGCGGCTCTCGCGCAGGCTCTCGCCTCACAGGGCGGCGCGGCGAACGTCGGACAGCCGGAGCCGGTGAATGGAAACTGACCTGAAGGCTCGTGCGGCACGGATCGAATCGCTGAAACACACGCCTGCGTGGGACGAACTAGCGTCCGTTCTGGGCGAGCAAGAGGAGAAGTTTTGGGCGCGACACCGCGCAGACGTCGCGGCGGGAAAGTTCCCGACCGACGTCGAATTGGCGCGCTCAATGGGAAAACTTGACGGGATACGCGCTCTGTTGAGCGCCCCCGAAAAGGCCGCAGCAATCCTGTTGCGGGAAACACTGAAGGAGGAATCCGCGGATGAGTGATCGCGGAACCGACGCCCTGGACGCTGAAGCAGCAGTCGAGGCGAAACTCGAAGAGGCAGGCGCGGACACGATCCGCCGCCCCAGCTTCCCCGAGCCTGAAGCGGTGGAGGACCCCGTTGAGGGGACACCCGGACCTCTTCGGAATGATCTAGGCCAGTACACCACCGCCGAAGACACCGAGGTCGAGGAGACCACGGACGAGGTCGTAGACGCCGACACGCCGCAGGGCGATCCGGCTGTCGCAGCGTTTCTGAAGAAGTACGGAGGCGACGTCGACAAAGCCCTCGAAGGCGCAGTCCATCTTCAGAGAAAGGCCGGCGAGCAGTCGAACGAGGTGGGCGAGCTCCGCCGCATGGTGGACGAACTGTCCACCCTCAGCCAGTCGATGCAGCAGGCAAACCAGCCGCAACAGCAGTTCGTCGACCAGGCGACGTACGACCAGCAGGTGGTGGAAAACCCGGCCCAGGCTCTCGAATGGGCCAGGCAGCAGGGGAACCAGCTTCTCGTTCGGCGTGGCTTGTCGGTGTGGAAGGAGATCGACCCGTACGAAGCGGCGGTCTACACGAACCGGCTCGAGAACCAGGCGACGTACGCGCAGATGCAGGCACAAATCCAGTCGCAAGCACAACTTCCTCGCGACTCCACCGTCCATCTCGCACTACAAAGTGTGCTCAACCGCAATCCGCAGTTCACCAACTACAACGACGCCATCGAAACAACCCTGGCAAACCATCCGTTCGCAGGGAAGGCGTTGGAGCAGGCGACGAACTCGGGCGATCCGGCACAGATCGAAGGAGCTATCGAGACCCTCTACCATCTAGCGGTCGGGGACACTCTCCAAACGCTCGCCCTCACCCCCACTGGGGATGGGGACACGACCACCACACAGGATGTGGTGACACCATCCGTCTCGGAAACCCGAGACCCAGCCCCGCCGCCCACTCCGCAGGAGCAGTGGCGGGAAGAGTTCCGCCAGGAAGCCGAACGGAAACGTCTCGGCGTATGGATGGCCGAATAACCAACCCCGAAAGGGCTACTTGGTAGGCCATCATCCCCTGGTTCTGAGACCCCCGCTTTCGCGGGTCACGTCCGAAAACGGAACCGACAGTCCTTGTCAATTCCAAACTTCGGAGTCAGAACACCTAAATGGCAGTCACAGTCAAGAAAGGCTCTATCACCACGTCGGACCCGCTCGCAGACGAGCAGGTAGTCGACATGCGGAACGAGTTCGCCGAACTCGACCCCGACGACTCCCAGTTCGTCACTCTCCTCACCAAGCTCGGCTCCAGGGGCGCCGTGAGAGAGAAGATCGAGTGGCTCGAAGACCAGCTCCGCCCTCGGCTCATCACGCTGTCGGCGTCGGCTGCGTCCGGCGACACCACCATCAACGTCACCGCCGGCCAGGGCTTGTCCGTTGCCGCCGTTGACACGTTGCGCAACCTCGCAACCGGCGAGATGATGCACGTCACGGCCATCTCGACGGACGCGGTGACGGTCGAACGGGCCGTTGGTGCTGTCGCGGCGGCGTCGTCCGCTTCGACCGCCCAACT